TGCGGAAGTCCGCCTTTAGTGATCTTGTTGAAGTATTCAAGATCAAATGGGATTCTTTTTTCGATGCGATGATAGAAATCGTACCGATCAGCGTAAGCATCCAAAAAGTCGTGACCAATATGAGGATCGAAACTAACGCCCAGAGCATCAGAAAGGAGAGTAGGAATGCTTCCTTTGCCACGATTTTGATCTTTGCCATCGAGAATCTGAATGGAATCCATGATAGCATTGTAGATTGCTTTTTCTTGACAAAATTTTTCAGTCGTGTCAATAAGCCATTCAAGTTTTTGATCTGATTTGTCACTTGTGATTTCCTTCAGAAGATCAAGAGACTTACTTAACTCGCCTTCAGATAATTTTGTTGATTCTTTAAGGCTGATCTCTAGTGCTGCTGTCGGAGGCAGACTGTTGTACTTCAGAATGAACGCCTTTATTTCTTCGAATACCTTTCTTTCGTGGCTTTCGGTCAGGTACTCTTTCTTCAGAAAGGGCAGAGTCTTCCTCATGAAAGACTCGTTCCGCATCAGATTCGACAAGATCAGTGTTTCTGTTTTCATTCAAGTCCTTCTCAATGTTGTCAATGGCACCTAGAAGTATACTACGAATCACGTTAGAAGTAAATCGCTGAAAAGATTTACTCTTGGTATTTACGTTGTTTACATTCGAGATAATATCATAATCAAAAGTCATCAAGTTATTATCGCCAACTTTAATATGATTAAACTCAACAATAACACCTTCGTATTTGCCCAAGAACTTTACAGCAAAACTTCCAGGTGGACCGTTGAGGTCTACAAAGAAAGTGTATTGCTTGTTAATTTTGAAACGTTTTTTGACGTACCAGAATTCAAGTTTGGCGATTAAATCCTCAAACATCTTCCTCAGCCTCTGTTGAGATAGCGCCAAATGAATAGTTCTCTCGTACCCAATCCTTGAAGGATGTTTGTTCGAGAATTGAACTCCAGAACTCAGCGGAGTCTGTGTCGGCAAGACGCCACTTCTTGGCTTCAACTTCACCAGTGTCAGTGTTTACACGTGAATACCAGCCATTGCTTGGTTTGATTACATGACCTGACTCAAGTGCCATGTCAAGAAGACCACTGTAACGAGAAACACCACCATCGAAGCGAACTGTGACAGGGATACGTGCCTTTTCTCTAACATAACGCGACTTCTCCACATTAATGATATAGTTATATCCTACCAGGTCAGCACCATCTTTTTCTTGCTGACGACCAAGAATATAGATGTTGTCTGCTGAGTAATAGGAACCTGTTCCGCCGCCGACGATGGCTTTTGGAAACATTCCGATTTCCATATATGTGTGATTTACCACAACCATCGGGATATCCTTCAGCGTAAGGTGAGGTGTCACCATACGGAACAGGGATTTGATTTGCTTCGCACGAGTCATGTCCGCAGCAGACTTCTGCTCAATCGCATCTTCAACTTCTTTCTTCGAAGCAAGATTACCGATTGAGTCAATCAGAATCATCACGCGATCGCCACGCTCAATGTTAGTCAACTGATTCATGATGTCAAACTTTAACTGTTCAACATCAGTGATAGGAGTGTGAACAACACGTTCCTTATCGATACCGAAATTCTCGAAATAAGATTGCGGAGTACCAAACTCAGAATCGTAGAAAAGAATTACAGCATCAGGGTACTTGTCCTGATATGCTTTTGCCATGATTAAACTGAAGGCAGTCTTGAAATGCTTACTCGGACCAGCCCACATTGTGAGACCAGGAGTAAAGCCACCATCAAGAGAACCTGACAGTGCAACATTGACCGCAGGGATCATTGTTTGAATCATATCTTTCTCTTCGAAGAAGATGGATCGAGAAAGAACAGCAGTATCTTTAATTGTTGAATTTTTCTTGAGTTTATCTAGTAGGCTCATTTGTATTCTCCGTATTTGGATATGTTAATTGTATAGTATTTTATGCAAAAAAGCAATCTAGTGTGTCGATTTTTTCTGTTTGCCAATTGATGGTAGAAAGAATAATGTCAAGTGGTTCAAGAAATGACTTTTCAAACTGTAAATCATAGTCAATATATTGCTCAGCATCCAGTTGTTTCGGTAAACCAGATAAGAACGCAAGAGTATTGTTATTAAACATGTTTGGCTGCTTCAAGTAAATAAACTTGATCTTCTCGCCCTCTTGTATCAATTGATAACGCTTTGTTAAATTTAATTCGCGCAAGGAATGATTGTATACAAGTGCACCCTTGACATGAATCGGTGTTCCTTTCTTGAAAATATTAACCTTGTCTTCATATTCTCCCAAGCCATTCACACTTCGAGGAAATGCTATATCTTCAACAGGCAAGTTTTTAAACTCTTTGCGGAATTTTTCAATAAACTTGTGCAAGTCATCCTGCGTTTTATTCATGATAATGTCAATTGCTTCTTTAATCTTTACGCGACAGGCAGAAGGAGTTGAAGATCTAATCGCTGATATGCCCATCATTTTCAGTTTTGGTTTTGCGTATGCGACACCTTCACTATCATAAACATTCAAGATATAGTTCTTTTTCGCAACCCAAATCGCTTTATCAGCAAGAGACTCGCGCTTCATCTCCATGCGCTGTTGATAAGCATTAACATACTGCCGCAGTTCTTCATAAGACTCATCAATATATGGCTGAATCTTTTCTTCGCAGATCTTGTTCATGAAGCGAATGACTTTCTTCGAGTCACTTGTATCTGGGAAAAACTTTTGTACAATAGGTCCAAGATTTAGATAAATTGAATCTGTATCTGAAGCAATTACATAATCCTCGTTGCCAGTTTTCAACAAGATATTCATATAATTGTTAATCTTCTGCTCAATCCAACGAATAGACAACTGACCTGCTGTAGTAATACCCTCGGCGATGCGAATATCAAAGAAGCGGAAGTATTGATTGCCTAGCGCACCGTAAGCGGAATTCAGAGTAACCTTCTTCGCCAACTGCAGATTATTATATCGTGCAACTTGCTTCTCGAGATACTGAACCTGATTCTTATCCTCAAGAACAGTTTCGATTTTCTTTTTAGCCTCAAGTGCCAACTTCTTATAACGTGTACGATCTTTGTACATACTATCCATAATCTCAGGCAACACACCTTGTTGTTTTGTGCTGAACAACTGACCATTCGGAGTCAGAGTTGCATCGAAGTCTTTTAGTGGTGATGTATCGATGCGCTGATTGAGCAAAGTATCAACTTCAATCTTACGATTGCCAATAAACTGCCGCATCTCATCAGTATACTTCGCTGGCTCTATAAGAGTTTCCATCGAAAGATTATACTGCATAATCAAGTGCGGATACAGACTGTTCAAGTCAAACGATGCAACCCACTGATGCATGCCAAGAATGGGATCTTTAACATACGCACCTTCGTATGCTGTTTTCTTATCACCGCGCTTCATCTGCGGGATAACAATATTTTTCTTCTTTAGATAATTGTAAACAATTGCGTCCCACATACGGACTTGAGTGAACACATCGTCGTAGTTGACTTTGTTATCGTACGCAAGAGTCAAAGCCAACTCAATCAACTTCATCTTGTCTTCGAGTTTTTCAACAAGTTCAACGTCGCGAATATTATACTCGATAAACTTTTGATAATCGTGTTTGTAGAGTTGGTGTAGACTTTCGAACTCAGAGTAATCTAATTTCTTTTCGCCAATTTCAACATGAGCAATGTTATCTAGACGATACGACTCTTGCTGCGAATAAGTAAACTTGCGATAAAGTTCTAGATAGTCGAGCGTAGAAACACCTACAACATCATAGATGATGTGCTCGCGATTCATAAAATATGCTTCGCGCTTGTCTATATAATTCCACGGCGACAACTTCTTTGCTTCTTGTTCACCAAATAATTTGGTGATACGATTTACAAGATAAGGAATATCGAAGGTCTTGATATTCCAACCTGAAACTACATCGGGGTGAAATCTTGCCCAGAAGTCGAGGAATCTTCGTACAAGGTCTGATTCGTCGCGGCACTTTGCATAGTGCACATCGTCACGATGCTTGATATAATCGCCGCAACCAAACACAAAATAATTACCTTTGAGTTTAATAGTGATGGCTGTGATTTCTTCGATCGCATCTTTTGGCTCGGGAAATCCATTTTCTGATCCGACCTCGATGTCAATATAGGCAATGCTAACCTTATTAATATCCCAGAGTATATCGTCACCAAAAGTATCGGCAATATAAGAATACTCGTAACGATTATTACCATACACAGGAAAATTATCGACACTTTCATACCTCTTAAGAAAATCACGGCACTCTGGAATAGTTCCTGGCTGTATTGGTTTTACAGAGTTACCATCCAGAGTTTTGATATTAGTTTGCTCTTGACTCAGCAAATAAAATGTGGGGTGATATTCGATCTTGCGTCGAACACGTCTGTCGTTCTCTACACCTCTGAAGAGTATATACTTCCCAGAGACGCAGATGTTAGTATAGAAATCGGACATATCACCCTGTAATTAATTGCTTCGGAGGAACAACTATTCCTGTGCCAAAGATATTATTATAACCGTTTTTCACTTCGTCAGCAACTTCTGCAATTACAAGAATATGATTCTTGTTAATTGTGAATGGAGGATTACTTGCCTGCATCCAAGGCATAAAGCCAAGCACTGGTGCTCCATCTTTTCCGCGCTGAAGAACGCAAGCAACAGGATTTGTGAATGTAATTTGACTGTCACTGTCCTCTTCGATTTCTACAATTAATTCCTCGCCATTTACGAGTTTGATTGCTTTGATGTTCGCCATTTTCCTTTTTCCTCTTGTAATTGTCAAATAATCCTTTTTGTTTAATGTTTTGTGGAGTTCCGTTTTTATAATAAACGTCACTCAACATAGTCCAAGTATCTTTGCCGACCTTGAGACTCCATCCATTAAAATCTTTTATTTCGATATTCTTCAAAAGAAGAAAATCACGAAATTCTGCTAGTGAGTGCATTATTCTTCACTACTATTGGTTTCCGCAGACTGTCGCTTCAATTTAAAATTGACATGATTAGCATGCGCAGAAATAAATTGACGTTTCAGTAAACCGCGACTGTGTTCATTACCCGTCCAGCCATATGTTTGCCCCATGGCAAGCATGCGCTTGTATTGACGCGGAAGTTTAGCATTAAAAAAATCACTACGATTAGCCATTTAATAGATCCTCACACTTTTTCCAAAATTGTTCTTGTTGCCCTGGAACTCTAATTTGGAAATTGTGCCAGAACATATCACCAATTTCCTGATTTCCGTATGTTGTTCCAAGACCATAATTCGGTAGTCCATTTTCCAATGTCCAATATGGACGGCGATCTTGTTCCCAATCATATCGGTATACATCTCTATCATACTTGGTTGGTAGTGACATGTCAACCTTCACACCAACTTCTTCTGCTTTCCAAGTATATTCCTCTGCCACATCTCCTCTTGAAGTTTCTATCGCAGATGGTTTACCAATCTTAATGTAAGATTCTTTTGACAATGCAACGGCTGAAGGTGCTGCAAATAAATGATTGCCATTATCAATATGACCTGATCGTTGCGCGTTACCTATCAATATTCCTTCGCTTGCTTTGTTCACATAGTAGTCGATTGCAGTTTCGCTCACTGGTAGACAATCAATATCTAAAAATAGCACAACATCAAAATCAAATTCTTGTTTTACATTCAACTTTTCATTTGGGGCGCCATTTACTGCCCAGATGTAGTCCATGAATATACCATGAGGAATCTCGCCCTGCATAACAATGTGAGGGAGTTTAGTTTTATTGAATTTATCAACAACCAATTTCTGTAGTTTTACAGTGCGTTGATTGATATTAGGCATAAAGTAAGACGCTATACATGCTTTCATGCATCACCTCAGCACCAGAATAATTTCTTCCATGCCTTTTCGCTTGGAACATGACCAAAGGGATTTATGTCTTTTCTAATAAAAAAAGCATTGACACCACGCTCATCGCAATACACTAAATCATATCCCTGCCTGTCGGCTTGTATCTCAATAGACTTTAAACTGGCACCAAATATAGTATTGTGTATAAAAACGTGATCGTCGTTTCTAGGCATTATATATTCAACCGCGCCATCAAAACAACCATTATATTCTTGAATACACACTCTTGGCTTATATTTATCGAGAGCCTCTCTAATATAGTAATCATTACTGTCTATATCGATAGACAATAAATCCATTTCTATGGGCACTGAAACTTTCTCGAACAGCCCTACTACGTTATCAGCAGTGACTTTATTCTTTACAAAAACCCCATTAGGTGGGATCTTGGATACATCAATCATTTGCATATCGAACCAAAATGTATTCCAACCAAGAGTTCCCAGGTTATATGTATTACATTCTGGGAAATTGACAGCCATACCGATTTCTGCAGCAACTTTATTTGTAGTTCCTATTACGTTAAAGATGTGTTCAATTATTCCATCTTCTCCTTGCTGCGAGTATATCTTTTTTTCATACTGCTCGAACATTTTTATTTCTCCTCAAATCTGCATCAACCATAGACTTAACCATTTCTTCAAATGAAGTTCGTGGCTTCCAACCAAGTTTAGTTTGAGCCTTTGTGCTGTCTCCGCAAAGACTAAACAAATCTGCTGGTCTCTTAAATCTGGCGTCAGATTCTATATACTGTTTCCAATCAGGGATGCCAACATGGTTAAAGCCGATTGATAACAGTTCACCAATTGTATTTTGCATTCCTGTAGCAATAACGTAGTCATCTGGTTCATCTTGTTGCAACATCAACCACATTGCCTCAACATAATCACCAGCAAAACCCCAATCTCGTTTAGCATCCAAGTTACCGAGTGTAATCTTATCACTCAATCCCAACTTAATCTTAGCAATGCCATCTGTGATTTTTCGTGTTACAAACTCAATGCCTCGGAGTGGGCTTTCGTGATTGAACAAAATACCATTGCTCGCATGAAGACTGTAACTTTCTCGGAAGTTTACTGTAATCCAATATGCATAAAGTTTTGCTACACCATATGGGCTTCTTGGTTTGAACGGTGTTAATTCATTTTGCAAATTACCATCACTGTTACCATACATCTCACTAGTGCTTGCTTGGTAATATCGGGTAGATGGGCTGATGGATTTAATTGCGTTTAGAATATTCAACGGACCAATGGCGTTGACTTCTGTTGTTAGTTTGTTTAGATCCCAACTAATACCAACAAAACTCTGCGCAGCCAGATTGTAGAATTCAACTGGCTTGATGTTTTTAATCAGATGATTGATTGAATTCTCATCAGTGATATCACCAGTAATAAGTTCAACATCATCACTTATGCCTAAGAACTTTAGATTGTCGAGATTAGGATTGGAATATCTCTTGATCAAACCATAGACCTTGTAATCTTTTTCCAATAGAAGTTTGGAAAGATATGGTCCATCTTGACCTGTAATTCCTGTAACAAAGGCAACTTTTTTTTTCATTTTAAAACCTCTAGTTCATAGTAAATGTTAATCGCGGAATAAAAGTTATTCCTGTCTAATTTTAATTTTATGTCAACGTAAGTTTAATGCCTTCACCAGTTGATCTTCAGTTTTTTTAATGTTAAAACGCGAACCAAAAGTTCTCAGTCTTTCAGGATTAGTTTCTAGTAATTGTATATCTGAAAAATCATTGTAGCATATAACTCCAGGTATATCTGGGCAACCACCAGAATTATGCACTATTGGTTGACAGCCACTTAACAATGCCTCTACCGCAACTAAACCGAAGTGTTCAGTCTGCTCAGGCGCAGTTCTTTTGTATCCAATGGCATGAATAAGATATCGAGAATCTGACAAATCCTTTCTTATTTCTTCTTGTGTTCTATTGTACTTTAACACAATTCTTGGATCATCTTTCGATATATCTAAGAGATATCTGAAATAGTTTGGATTTGTTAAACCGCCATGAAATATGATTTTGCCGAGATTCGGTTGACGTTTGAACCACTCTATGATAATGTGTTGATTTTTTGAGTGTCCATCGCTTTCTATAAAATAGTGACCGATATTTATGAGGTCAACAGTTTTGTCAGAAATATAGAATCCACTAGCATCATAATATGGTGTTATGATATGTTTTGGGATTGAGTAAAATTTGTTTGCTACATACAAACAAAAATCATTTAGCACAAAGAAACTATCCCACCCTGTTATATCTTTTTGTAGAGGATAGTAAGTTATTTGTACATTGCGTTTGCCGCGAGGAGGAACCCAGCCTCTATAGTGCGCAAGTAAATGTAAATCAAACGATTGACTTGAATCAGCAAGTTTAATTTCGCCAGGATTTAATTTATGCGGTGTATACTGGTTGTAGTAATACTCAACATTTTTGTCGGTGTATAATTCGTAATACTTCTTCAAGACATTAAGAATCATCATCACATAAGTTCCACCGCCAGTGAAATCTTCGTGATAGTTTGAGATTAATAGTGTTGGTTTAGTCATATTATTTTTTCCAAGGCAATTTTCCGCTGTATCGATTTAACATTGCTGCATTACCATTAAGAAAAAATTCTTTTTTAACAGAAATGCCTGTGCTTCCTACTCGATAGTTTACTGTATAATCGGCATTTGTGTCAAACTTTAATTTATTATTTTCGTGCATTAAAATTGCAGTTAATGCTCGATCAACTTCCATAACTCCATTTTCTTGATCGCGCGCTCTTCTAAACCAAACAGGAGAAAGAGAAACCGCAATATCTTTTCTTACAAAAAAACAATTTACATCAACAAAATGATCATTGAGAACTGATTTCCACTTACCGAGACTTTCGCAATCGTCATTACAAATGACATTGTTATTGTCATCAACGATTTTCCTGAAAGAATACGCCCAATCTAGTTTCTTTTCCTTCACTAAATTAACAAGACTTTCAACGTGATTAGGTTCAATGGAATTATCATCGTCTAACCAAAGAATAAAATCACCATTTGCGAGATATGTAAATGCGCCGTAGATTCGGTGTCCATTAAATCTATCTTTGCCAGTTGGATATGGAAGAACTATTAAATGTTCTCTTGAATCGGAAACAGGGAATTCTAATGCAAATAACATCTCATCTACATTTTGCCAGTGTTCTTTTCCGTCAACAACAACGATGTGTTCGATGTTTTTATATGTTTGATTTCTAACAGACTCGATGCAATTTGCTAATTGTGGCTTACCGATTGTTGCTGTAATGATTGATACTCTCATAAACTAATCCCACAAATTCATATAATATTTTCCAAACAAACGAAAGCCATTTTTCTTGCGTTCCCAATATGCCTTGGCTTTGGCTTCGTCAAACACACCCTCTTTGACAATGACCATTTCTGAATGATCAGTGCCTTCTTTCTCAACCCATTTGTATTTTGGTTTCTTGATCCAGAAGTTCGGCTCACGATCTTTTGCGTGTTCGTTGAATGCCCAGATCATTTCCTTCATGATCCAGTCCCAACGCTTGAAGTGAAACTCATCGGTGTCCCAATCATTTTTCTTGGGCTTGGCAGCAGTCGAACGAAGATGCTCAGGTGCATCTTCATCATCGGTGCAGGGTGCACCATGTTGAGTCTTGCGCAATTGCTTGAGCATCGGATGAATTAGATCGGCAAGAGTATGATCCATAGACCATGTGTCCCATGGATCAATGCGAATAGACTTTTTCTGATTTCCGTTTTTCGGATATTTACCGATTATAACCTTCATAAAAAAATCACTCTCAGTATTCCTGCAAAAAGAATAACACCAATGACTCCATTGAGAACCATCAGCGCACGATCATTCCACTTAAATCCAACATAGAACCAACCAACAGCACCAATCCAACTGCATACAATATCTAGCCACTGAAGTTGCGTAACTCCACTTGCTCGAATAGTAATGCCAATCAAAACAATGATGCTGGCAGTCCACTTCACATACCAAGTAATATCATACTTGGGTGTGATTGAATTTATTTTTGTCATTTTGTAATGTTATGCAACCACGCAAAAAATTCACAAAGATACTTTACCAGAAAAATAATTCCGATGAATAGTATTCCCGAGAAAGCGAGACCTTTGACCAATTCAATCATGACTTCTTTCGACGTGCCTTGCGCTTCTTTGATCCGAGTTTAGCGCGACCTTTGCCGTAACCTTTAGTTCCTGTTTTTGCTGGCATGTTCCACCTCACGTTTTTTTGCATTCTTCAATTATACGCTCTTTTTCTATATAGGGCAACTTTGTCCAAGCAGTTATTTCTGCAGTTGTGCGAAAACACCCGACGCAAAATTCACGTCGGGTGTCTAGAGTGCATATACTTTTACATGGACTTATCAACCTTTATGATTCTCTTCCCATGTAAACTTGTCAACATAATATGCATAGGTCATCCAAGCAACCCAACCAACCAACGAAACAAGCATTAGAATTAATCCAAGTTTTGGTCCAAGGAAATTAAGCAGAAAATAAAACGCAACTCCACCTGCGACATACCCTGCAACAGTCTTCACAGTTTCAATAGCAGCCTGTGTGTGAACAGTCATAAAAATCTCCTATGTTAGCCTCGCCTCATGCGAGAAATGTCTTTCATTTGCTCTTCATCAATTACAGGCACCGCATTGCTTTTGTGCATTGTTGCGATGCCCTTTACCAAAGAACCTGTATACATCAGGCTCTCTCTTTTCTCTGTAAAGATTTTATCAGAGTTGAGCGACTGGACACTGCGAGCAGCATCAGCCCCAACTCGTGAACCATATTCAAGGCGCGGAAGTTTCTCTACTCCGAGAATTGCCGTGCTCCTGTTATACTTCTTCGCAATTACACCCTTTGACTTACGCTTCTTCTTTGGCTTAAATCGCGCAGCGCAATAAATCATCATACGTTTACAGGATACTTCTCTACATGAGAACTATAAAATCGCGCAACGTCATTGATTTTTGTACGCATCTCATGGGGTACAGGCATATCATGAATCGCAGTTAGCGCAATCATTTCATTCGCGAACTTTCGTAGCACTTTTAACTCTTCCATTGTGCCGATAGGCATTACTTCAAAATCTTCTTTGCTCATACTTTTTCCACCAGTTTAGATAAAACACAGTCAGCAATTTTTGCTCGAATCATCGAAGGAATATCAGTGTATGGATCTTCCAAGAAATAAGAGCAACCATTAGTCCAACTATTATACTTGACGAATTTCGCAAAATCAATCATATGTTTGCGATTGTGAGGGTCAAATTGTACTCTCTCCTTCGGAGCAAGAACAGAACGACGATATTCATTTGTCATAATAATATCTACCCTTTCGTTTGGCAGGAATACAGATCAGTATACCTGAAATTAATCCGCAAAGAAAGCAAATGATTCCAAATACATACGGATCATCTGTCATTAGTAATGCTCCGCATTGTAATCAGTTTCTTCAGGATCGAAGATCAAATCATCATAACTGATCATTTCACCAGCATCGGTGTCATTGATATCATAATCAAAGTCACCATTATCATACTTGGAAAGAATGTCATGGACTTCAGTCAACTTCAAACCAGTTGCGTGAGCAATTTCCATTTCTTTCATGCCATCGCGAGAGTGCATCTCAATGACATCAGTTTCAAGATTCTTGAAGTATCCCATTAGAACGGCACCCCATTGATAATGTCAATAGTATGTGATCTGCGCTCATCGCGATACACACGATCACCCAACGTCAGCAGGATGTTGCGCGCACGCTCAAGACGTTCAGCAGCAGAATAAATCGTGCTTGAATCAGCCTCATAGAGAATCTCATGAATCATCAATTGATCAACGTTTGAAACAAGATTCGCAGCCTCAACAGCAAGAGAATTATTGCTAGTCATTACGCCACCACCTGCACGCGAGGCTCGCGACCCTTGGTCTCAGCCAAGTCATCGAAGAAATGATGACCAGGGAGCGGAGCAACGAAAGTTTCGGTGAACTTGATTTTGCTCGGCTTGCCTTGCAACTCGCCCTGCCACACACGCTTGAGAGTCGTGGCGCGGAACGTACCGTCGCTGAGGACAGCGGTCACGAGACCAACATAGTAACAGTTATTGACACCAACGAAGTCAAGAGACTTGACGACGTCACCTACTTTGATTTCATTTCGCATTTCCATACTATTATTATCGCCGATTTCGGTCGAAAAGTAAAGTAGTAAAAACTCTAATAAAATCAATAACTTGCACAATCCCTGGAACCTCCTGCAATCCTATTGCAGCGGTCCTATTCTGGAGGGTAGCCTAGTTCTGGGGGGAGGTCAAATCGGCGTACACGGACTCCTGCTTCACGGAGCATAACTTCGGCATGGTCTATTGAGTAATGTTTGCCTGCACCCTTACCTGTGAATGGTCGGTTTGGTCCGATGACTTCCTTGATGCCAGCCTGTATCAATGCGCGTGTGCATTCAGCACATGGTTTTGGTTCAAAATTTAGATACGCGCGAGAATTGTTGAGTGAGACGCCAACACGTGCTGCGTTGAAGATTGCGTTGCGTTCAGCATGTTCGACCCAGTGATACTTTTCTGGACGTTTCCAACGATCATTCCAATCTTCTTCGATTCCGCGAGGGAATCCATTAAAACCCGTCGACAAGATGACGTTATCATCATTGACGATTACACACCCCACCTTTGTCGACGGATCCTTGCTTTTCTGAGAGATCAGAGCAGCCTGTAAGATAAACAATTCATCCCACGATAGTTCATCACGAATCATAATATAATCTCAATGGTTATTTAATTTCAATCTTACGTGGCTTCTGTTCTTCAGGAATGACATTTTCTAATTCAATAGAAAGAATGCCATCAGCAAGAGCGGCGTCACGAACCACTACTGTATCAGACAAAACAAATTGGCGAGAGAACTTACGACCAGCAATACCCTTTACGAGATAGTTGCGTTCGGTTTCTTCTGCCTTTTTGCCTGTGACTTTGAGAGAGTTTCTCTCAGCAGTGATTTCAATCTCATCTTGTTTGTAACCAGCAACTGCAAGTTCAATGATGAAATTGTATTCGTCTTTCTTGACGATGTTCACTGGAGGAAATGCAGTTTGAGATGACGTAAGTAGATGAGCCGCATTGTCGAGAGCAGCGAACGAATTCTCAAACCCAAGAGCGGTTGGCAGAAGACGATCGAAGTATGCGGATGTGAGTGCAGTGATATTAGTCATTTTGTAACTCCTTTAATAAGCAAGTTTATAGAAATGGAACCCCAGATGGGCATTCCATCTTTATTTATACACCAGTTGAACCAAATCCGCCAGATCGTTCAGAGTGTTTTTCAGGTGGATTCGTTAGAACTATAAATTCCACCTTTTCATTGCTGATCACCTCAGCCTGAGCAATTCTTTCTCCTTTCTTGAGAACTTGTCCCATTTGAGAAATGTTTGTTAAGAGTACATAAACTTGCTCTTGATAATCGACGTCAACAATGCCTTCCGAGTTAGCGAGTACTAGACCTC